CCTGATGCGTTAGTGAAAGAAGAAAAGTCTACAACTTGTGTGACCATTCTTACAGGCTTACCACTAGTTGGTAGACTAGTAGCTGTAGAAGCATTACCTGTTACTGTTAAAGTTGCCATTTAATGTTTACCTCCTATTAGTCTATTAAAATGTGTGATAGAACTAAAGCATTTTCTCTTAATACTTTTCTACCAAACACATGTAAGCCTCTAACTACATCTGAGAAAGATTCAGGGTGTCTAATTACCTCAATCTTTGCAATGTGATTAGCTGTGCATGTAGATGACATATGTCCACCTAATACTTTAAAGAAGTTCGAGGTTGAACTTGCTGCAAAGTTATTTGTCATATATACATCCATGTTCATGATTTTTCCGTCAAGCACTTTACCATTTCTTAATGGTTTTGCGTTTCCGGATGTATCACTCATTAGTTTACTGTTTGCTTGACCTAATTGCTCTACAAATTCAGGACCTGCTAAGAACCATCTGTTCTCTTCAGGTACATCAGCTGCGTTAAGCAGTCTGTTGTGTTTTGAAATTGTATCTACTGGGTCGATTTCACCAGAGGCAAAACCTACGTCTTGGTCTTGACCTGAGCCAGAATCAGCACCTAACACATGGTCGGGTGATGAAGAACTAACTCCTGCTACCATTGCTGCAATAATGTTTTGGTCGTAAGCATTCTTTAGTGCATAAGCACCAGAAGAACTTGCAATCGATTCAAAGTTAACATGTGAGTGTCTCTCCTCAATGTCATCAACTTTAAATGCAAATGCGTTTGCTTGGTCGACTACTAATTGGATTTGGTCATCTGTGATATCTTGTGTATCGATAACCGCACCTCTTGAGTACGCACTTACAGAAATAGTAGGTTCTTTGATGATGTTAACAGTATCTCCAAAGTTCTCGATTTCACCTGCGTAGTCAGTATTTGTAATAGCTTCTACGACAGATGCTGTACGGAAGAACTTTTGGACTTTTTGGGAATAAATAATTGGACTAAAATTCCCGCTAGGTAAGTTATTATTACCTGATACTTTAGAAAAAGCCATCTTTTTCTCCTCCTATTTGTTGTTATTAAAATTGATATGAGTTAACTAATTTATACAATGCGACCTTCTTTGTGAGCAACATCAATTTCTTCTTCAAACTTAGCATACACATCAGGCTTCATTTTTTGTATTTCAGCCCACTTCCATGTCTTCTTTTCTGAAGGTGTTTCTGATGGTTTAGTTTTAGAAACTGCTTTCGCTGCTTCTTTCTTTGCATCATAATTTACTTTCTTAGTAGAAAGACCTCTGTCATACTTGTACAAATCTATTGCACGAGCTGCAGATTTTGGATTGTCTGAATTGTCATAAAGCCAAGATTGTATTGTGCTATCTTGAACAGAAGCCCAATCATGAAAGTCTGCACTATCTCTAATTTCTTTGAAATCAGGATGTTTCTTAGCAAGTTCTACTTCTGCTCTATCTCTAGCTAATGAGGTTTGTTGTTTTTTAATTTGTAACAACTCCTCTTGCATTTCTTGTTTAGCTTTCATAGTAGCTTCTGTTGTCATTTGCATTACAGAATCATACATGTCTGGATAGTCTTTACGCCATTCTTCTAATTCTTCTTTTGATTTGAAGATTGGTTTTGAGGCTAATGCTTCTTTTTCTTTTTTTAGTTTTAAGAGTTCGTCTTTGTGCTTACCGACTGTCTCATCATAATGCCTCTTTAAGTCATCATATCTCTTCTTAAATACGGCATCTTCTACTCCTACAGGGTGTTCATCTTTAGGTTTCTTCTCGTCAGTTTCTTCCTTAGATTCTTCAGTAGCTGTTGTTTCGATTTCCTTGTCCATCAAATTCCTGTTGGGGTGTTTGTATGGAGTTGGTTTTGCAATTTCCTCTGTTGCTTCAGAAACTTTTTCTTCTACAACTTCAGATTTGTTTTCGTCTTTTTCCATTTATTCTCCTTCGGGGTGCTGTTGGATTCAGGTCGCCCCCATATGCAGGGCCTCTATTGAGAGGGTGGCTGCGTCATCATCCCCTGTCCCATCATAGGTGCAGGGCTTTCACTGGGTTGTGAAACTGGTTGTTGTGGTTCAGGTATGGCTTCTTGCATTACCATACCAAACTCAGGCCCAAATACTTTGGACATAAAATCTCTAAACTGTGGCACGTTTAGCTGTGTAATTAATTCTCTTTCTTGTTCCCCAAGATTTTGTAAATTGTTTGAAACTTGTCTTGCTGATACTCTTAATTCCATAGGTTGAGCAGCAGCAGGAGATGTATCAACATCTGCTCCCATCATACCTTGTCTCATTTCTTCTTCCATTATTTAAATCCTCTCCTTTTTTTCCATTCGTCATCACCTAAAACAACTATGTCATGGTAGTCATAATCAGCATAAGTTGTATTGTTAATTTTAAATGTTCCCCCTTCTACTATTGGAACATACACAAATTTTGTAACATCTTCTACTTCTTTTGATTCAGGATGGTCTGCTACAAATATCCATTTATCATCATGCAATACACCATGAGAGCCTGAAACTTTTATACCATCTATTAAATAGTAAGGATTATTCATTTTAAATTGTACCATACCTTCTACTAAAGAATCATTAATGTAGTCACCTGCTTTTATATCTTTAATTTTTTTACCATTAATATCTGTATCAGGATGGAAACATCTAGTAGTTCCTGTAGCTGTTGCACCACCTTTAAAAGATTTACCTCCAGTAAATTGTGACTGTGATGTTCTTCTTCCTTCTGCTCTTTGATTAGCTTCTTGTGATGCTTTTACCCTAAATTCAAATTGTTCTCTAGAATCTTTAAATCCTTGTTCTTGTGCTTGACTATCACTCATGCCAAGTTCTTTTATTTTTTCATCAATCTTTTTATTATTTTCTTGTATTTCTTTTCTAGCCTGTTCTTGTTTATCTTTTTCTCTTTCAATGTCAGCATCTTTACTACCAAAACTAACTTTACCTGTTCTGTATTGAGCCTCTATCATATCCATTGTAACATTAGCATCTTCTATGTTAAGTTTTGCTACTTCATTATCTCTAATTAATTGACCAAATTCATTTAAATCTTTTAATTGACCAAATGCAATAGGTACTTCAGCACCTCCTTTTGCATCTGCTGCTGTAGATTCTGGGTCAACTGTTACAGGTTCAGGAGTAGTTGCTGTGGATTCTAAATTTAAAGCTGCATTTAATTCAGATAGTAATTTATTTTTTTCTTCTGCATTTAATGAATCTGTTTCTGCAGGTGTTCTAGTAGCAGGTTGAAATAAATTACCTTTACCAAAGTAATCTAATGTTATAGGGCCTACAATCATATTTTGTCCATTAGGTGCTTTTTCAATGGCTGTACCTGCTGCATTTAATTTTTGTGTACTAGCCATATTTCCTAATAAAGATTCTTTTGTTTGTAATTGTCCATAACTTCTTTTACCTACTGCATCTGATATATTTAATTTTTGAGTTCCGTCTGGATTTGTAGTAACTGTAATACCATCTGCTTGTGCTAATTTTTTTAATTTTTCATCAGCTATATTTTTTTGGTAAGCATTAAGAGGTTTACCTATTACAGGAATAAAATTTAACCAAAATATACCATTGTCTATGTCAACACTAACGTCTCCTTTTGTAGAGGAAGATATATTTGCTTTTTGTAATGCTTTTGTTGCTATATCTAATCCTTCGGCAACATCTCCTATATTTTTTCTTGGGTCTATTTTGACTGGCTCATCTCTATCACTTTTTGGTTGCTCTACAGGAACACATCTTTGTAACCTTGGGTCGTATTTAAATCCCGGTGGACATGGGTCTATTGTGGGTGCTTCAGGTTGAGGTAAAGGTGTTGTGTCTATAGGTAAAGGAGTTGTCCCACCTCTATCTTCTACCTTGCCTTTACCAATATCAGGGAATTGTGATTGGTCAAACTGAGGTAGCATTCCCTTTTCAATTTCTTTTAATTGTCTTTGTCCCTCTGTTGAATATTGTATTACAGAATCAGGACCAATATATTTTTTTCCAGTAACAGACATGATACCATCTGTTGCTGTATCTAACACAGGTTGGGTAGTGCTTACAGTTGCAGTTCTAAAAGGAAACATAATTCCTTCTGATTCCTGCTGTAACTTTTTTTGTAAATCACTAAGTGTAGACATTTATTTATTGTTCAGTTGGTCCTTGAGGTTGAGTATTTGGTGCAGTAAAGCCGCCCTCCCCTGGAGTTTGTGGAGTTCCGATTCCAATGTTGCCACCTCCAGACCCTTGTGTGTCAGTGACAGCTGCTCCTGCAGGTACTCCTCCAGTAGCTCCCATGCCGCCTTGTTGTTGGTTATTGCCTTCAGCTTGTTGATTTGCATTCATTTCTCCTATCATCTTTGCGAAGATTGCTGCTTTCTCAGGGTCGTTAACTAACTGGTCAGGGTCAATATCCATTGACTTTGCAATCTCTCTAATAATACTGTGCCATTTTACAAAAGGTGCTAAGAATTGATTTGATGCAACTTGCATAAATGTCATCAATCTTTGTGACCTAACTTCTTTTTGCATTAGAGAACTTGTGCCTTGTGCCTTAACATCTAAGTCACCTTGTATGTCAGGAACATCTTTATTAAATTGCATGTTCCATTGAAATAATGTTTCTCCTAATGGTCTTAATAAATAATCATCTACATTCTTTACAACTGTTTTAATATTTAATGCAGCAGCACCCATAAGCATTGACATACCTGATGCTGTTCTAGTTGTTGACATAACTCCAGTTGTGCCATGTGAATATGAAGGTATGCCTGTAGATTCATCTGCTAGTTGTCTAAACTTATCAAATATCTGCATATTCTCAGGTGCAGTATTTGGAAATCTTAAACCGTGTAATGCTTGTCCTGTTTGTCCACTTTGTCTTCTAAATATTTTGCCAGGAAATATTGTCATATCTTGACCTGGCACTAACATAGTTTCATCTACATCAAAAACTAAATTACCTGCTAGTGCTAAATTATCAATAGCCATTCTTGCATGACCATTCATAATAGTTTGTGAATCATCCATGTTTTCTGGAATACCTACACCAAAAAACTGATATGGATTTATTTCATAAGGGCACACCATAAAAGGATTTCTTGCAGGTGTAAATGGATTTAAAACTAATCTTAATATTTGTCCGTTAGATATCCAAGCATTAATTTGTACTTCATCTAACTCATCTGAAATATCATCAGGCATTTCTATACCTGCTTCTTCTACTAGATACTTATCCATAGTACCCCAGTATTCTAATACTTCAAATCTATTTCTATTATACTCTTCTTGATTTTCTCTATCAAACAATGCAGTTTCATAACTTCTTGTTTCATAGTTAGGGCCACCTGCTAACACATCTTGTATCGCAGATTTTCTAAAAAAAGGTCTATTCATTAAATCTCTTAATTGACCTCTATTGTAGATATGTCTTTGAATCACATAATCTGCATCTTCAATATTTATTGCATCTGGGTCAGGATATAAATCCCAACAACTAACTGCTTCTATTCTTGGAACTAATTTTTTACTAGGAGTATATTCTCTTTCACCTGCATCATTTAATGACCACTTGTGAAGAGACTGCTCGTAATTAAATGGACCTTTTAAAACACCTGTTCCAAGTAAACACATTTCAAATAAAACATGTCGTAATACAGATATAGCATGAGTTTCTTCTAACTGGTCATGTATAAGAGTTTGCATATTTTTTGCAGCCTCTTCAGCAGGTTCTATCTGTGGCATAGTTTTTAAATCA